TCGTGGGATAGGTACATGTGCTGATAAGGCCGGTTCCTGGCTGGCTTTCCCACGATTCACTTCCAGAAAACAGGAGAAGAGAAATGAAAGTAAATGTATTAGAGCGGTTAATCTTGCTGAACATTCTTCCCAAAGAGGGTTCTTATGCGAACATCAAACTTCTCAGGGTTGCTAGAGAGAACCTGTCTTTTGATGAGAAGGAGAACAAGGAACTCAACTTCAACCAAGATGGTGACAATCTGACGTGGACTCAAGGAGCCAAGGACAAGGAAATTGAGCTTGGTGAAATCGTGACACAGATGGTCGTCAAGGAACTCACGAAGATGGATAAGGAAGAGAAAATTACCAGTGAGCATGAATCGCTATACGAAAAATTTATAGCATAAAAGGAGAATTAAAATGGTAAATTTAAATGAACTTGCAAGAGGCGGGACGATGTGTCTTTCCAAGGCTGGGCTTAAAATCGGCTCAACTGCAAAGGAATTGGCTTTTGACTCCCCAAACGGCGATACGGGAATAGAATACGCCATTAAGGGGATACTCTATTACTTGGCGGATGATGCTACGGTAGCTGTTACGGCAGGAACCGCGCAGTCGGCACTCACAACCTGTCTCTATATGGTGTGCCTTGACAGTTCCGGTACGCTCAGTACGGTTCAGGGTACGGAACAACTTAACGCTGACCTGACTGCTGGAAATGCTGTTCTGGCTTGGCCCACTCCGACAGCGGATACCTGTTGTATCGGAGCGGCGAAGGTGAAGTGTGAAAACGATGCGACCTTTACGGCGGGAACCACGGATTTCGATGAGACAGACGTAACGACTACTTATTACGACCTGTTGCTGGTTCCAGTTGCACCGCTGACCAGTTAGAAGAAAGACATAGTAAGCACCACCTATTTAGGGGGCTACTTTCAGTATGGAGTAGTCCCCTTTTTTATTAACAGGCTGGAAACCCACCTTAACCCTCTCACCGATAGCTGAGAGAAGGAGATTAGAAATGGCAAAGCACACAGATGTCGTAAGTGAAAACATTAAACAGGAAGCCCCGATGGGTCTTGGAGAACTTGGGGAAAAGACTATTGAGCAGATGAGCGAAAACGATTTTGCAAAGAATATCCCGCTTGAGAACTTTATGAACGATGTTCTTACAATTATCGTTCACCCTGCGGCGGATGAAGGTTCACTCGATGTAATTACTCCCAACGTGAACTCGCTGAACCAGCCGATTATCAGGGGCGTGGAATCACCAGTAAAAAGGAAATACGTGGAAGCACTCGCCCGATGCAGGACAACGAAATACACGCAGAAGGTAATGGACCCCGGAAGGCCAGAAAGTATTCAGATGCAGCCGAGAACAATCGTGACGTATCCCTTTTCGGTCATCCACGATCCAGACCCCAACGGCCCTGCATGGCTGAAGGCGATCATGGAGCAACAGTAGGATTTTATTAACCTTTTCCAACATAGAGGATGATTGATGACAAATCTCGAACTTTGTCAAAGATTACGCGCAGAGGCCGGAATTGCGGGTAGTGGCCCGACAACCGTTGTTTCTCAAACCGGGGAACTCGGAAGAATTGTTGATTGGGTAGCCTCCGCAAACGAGGAGATTCAAAACGCTCATGCTACGTGGAAGTTCCTACAGGAGAGCTTTTCCTTTTCGACAGTAGACGGGACTCAGGATTATGCGCCAGCCGACGTTTCTTTGGATGACCTTGCGAACTGGAAGCACAGCCGGGTTGATGACCTGACTATCTATTCTGCGGTAGCTGACGAGCAGTATCTTATCTATCTCCCGTGGAACGACTTCAAGGGAAATTATATGTTCGGCTCTACCCGTTCACAGGAAGGTCGTCCGACCATTGTTACGGTGAAGCCTGATAATTCTCTTGCGCTCTGGACGACCCCCGATGCTGTCTACACGGTTACGGGCGAGTACTACAAGAAGGCCCAGTTAATGACCCTCGATGCTGACGAGCCGCTTATTCCCTCCCAGTATCACATGATAGTCGTATGGAGAGCGTTGATGCTCTACGGGGCGTATTCTTCTGCGCCTGATTCCTATTCCCACGGGGAGCAGGAATACAAGAATCTTCTGAGGAAGCTGGAGTTCGACCAACTTAATCGCATTGGCTATGGAGCACCGCTGGCATGAAATTGGCGAAGACTGCACCCCTAGAGGTCGGATATATCCCATTCGAGGGAGGGCTTGATGTAGTCACTCCCATGCTTGCCGCCTTACCCGGTACGTGCCGTGACTCGCAAAACTATGTCCAAGATATCAACGGCGGGTACAGGCCACAACGGGGATACGAACGATACGATGGACAGGCCGCCCCCTCAGATGCCGCATACGCCACCTTAACGGTTACACTCACGGGAACGGTGGCGGTAGCTGATGTCTTAACCGACAATGCGACAACCTCTTACGGAACGGTCATTGCCCTTACTACTGGTATCGCCGTTCTGACAGAGATAACCGGCACCTTTACAACCGGGAACATCAAAGTGGGTGGGGCTGTTGTCGGAACCTGTACGGGCGGTCAGGTCACGGATGGTGCTGATACCGCGAAACTTCATGCTCAGTATAAAAACCTTGCGGCTGATGTGTACCGTGCCGACATAACCGCCGTACCCGGCTCTGGAGTTCTCAGGGGAATAGTCACGTACAAAGATGTTCAATATGCCTTTCGGGATAACGCTGCCGGGACTGCGACCGCCATGTATAAGAGTTCGGCTTCTGGGTGGACACTCGTAGCGTTGGGAAGGGAGTTATCTTTTTCCTCCGGTGGGACGTATGTGGTTGCGGAAGGGGACGAGATAGAAGGTGAGGTTTCTGGCGCAAAGGCTACAATAACACGGATAGCCCTTGAGTCTGGTACAGTTGCAGGCGGGGATGCAGCGGGAAGGTTTATCTTCGCCTCACAGACAGGGACGTTTCAGGCTGAAACCGTAAAGGTCGGTGCGAACCTTAATGTCGCCACCATAGCCGCAGACAGTTCCGCAATAACCTTTACGGTCCCCAGTGGAAGGTTCGAGTTCAACATTTCTAATTTTGGCGGGAGTGCGAACACAAGTCGAGTCTATGGCTGTGATGGAAAGAACCGTGGGTTTGAGTTCGATGGGACTGTCTTTGTTCCGATAGCAACGGGTATGACAACCGATGCCCCGGAGCATGTCAGTGTCCACAAAAACCATTTATTCTTTTCGTTTGTAGGCTCTGTGCAACATTCCAGCACAGGATTCCCTTATCAGTGGTCTGCTATCACTGGTGCCGCTGAGTTGGCAATGGGCGATCAGGTTACTGGATTTATGCCGCAACCGGGCGCATTCGATACGGCGGCTCTCGCTATCTTCACCAGAGATTCAATAGGCGTATTGTATGGTTCTTCAGTAACCGACTGGAACCTTGCGACCTATAAAGAGGAAGCCGGGGCAATCGCTCATACCATCCAGAAAATCGGCGGGACGTTGATGCTTGACGACCGTGGCATTACGACCCTGACAACCTCAGAACGATTCGGAAACTTTGCGGATTCTATCCTCTCAAAAGCAGTACAGACATGGCTAATCACCAGAAGGCAGAATGTCCTCTCATCCTGTGTCATGCGAAACCAGAACCAATACTGGTTATTCTTTTCCGATATGTCCGGCCTATGCGTGACGCTAGATAACAACAAAGTCCGGGGCATGATGCCGGTGCTATTCGGGCATGTTGTCCAGTGTATCGACTCAAGGGAAAATAGTTCCGGTGAAGAAGTAATTTTCTTCGGTGATGCAGACGGATATGTTCACCAACTTGGGGAAGGTACAAGTTTTGATGGTGGCGAAATTGAAGCGTGGATAACCCTTTCGTTTAACCACTTCAAAAGTCCCACGCTTATTAAGCGATATCGGAGAGCCACATTTGAAATCACCGGAGATGGATATTACGAGTTCGAGATTGATTACGACCTGGATTATGAGTCAACAGAACGAGAACAACCGAACAGCGTTAGCGAAACGATAACCCTGAGTTCATCTACTTGGGACACTGCCTATTGGGATGTCTTTACATGGGATGGCGTAATCCTGTCACCAACATATCTTGACATGACGGGGAGTGGGGTCAATCTGTCCCTGAAAATATGGTCGAAAGGTGATTACTTTAATTCCGCACGGTTTAATGGCGCGTTGGTAGAATACACACCGATGCGCGGGAGAAGATAGCTATGTCAAACGATTATTACGAATCATCGGGGGTGCCTGCAACATCTTCAAAGGCTGTTTCCTCCACAATGAGGGCTGTATTTACTACGATAGAGGCTGGCTTCGATAAAGTATCCCCCCTTACAGGCAAGGCCAGCCTTCCGGTATTTGTTAATTCCGGTGGGACGGCACAGGAAGCAATATCGGCTTCATCGGCACGAACAAATTTAGGTCTTGTGATAGGGACGAATGTTCAGGCGTATGATGCCTTTCTCTTATCCATCGCAGCGTTGGGGACGGCTGCTGATAAAATACTTTACACCACGGGAGCGAATGTAGCGGCAGAGACGGCCCTTACAGCGTTTGCTAGAAGCCTTCTCGACGATGCCAGCGCATCAGTAGCACTTAGCACCCTTGGGCTTTCGGCAACGGCGGCAGAGATAAACACAATTTGTGATGGGTCTAACCTCCTAACCCTTTCTCTTCCGGCGAGTACCACTATTTCAGCCTTTGGGAAAACTCTGGTTGATGATTCCGATGCGGCAACGGCGCTTATTACACTTGGACTTTCAGCTACCGCCTCAGAAGTTAATACAGCCTGTGACGGAAGCACTGCCAAAAACTCTCATACGCATACTGGTTCTACTATTTCTGCTTTAGACGGTGGGGATATTACTACTGGCACTATTTCAGATGCAAGACTTCCTACGACCATATCATCTAATATAACTGGAAGTTCAGCCTCATGTACTGGCAATGCAGCCACAGCAACAAATGCTTCGTATGTTTATATAAGTAGTGATGATACAGGCGATGCAAATTGTCCAATACTGTTCACAGCCACCTCTACAGATGGATATAAACGACCTTATGAAGATTCTAACCTGTATTTTAATAACACCAGCAATATACTTTATTGCGCTAACGCTACTATAAGTGGCACCGTTACTGGTGGCTCTTTCAACACAACATCTACTCGAAAATCAAAGGAAAATATTAACCCTTTTCAGAAAAATGGAACGGAAATAATAAATAGTTTAGAAATTAAAGAATTCAACTTTATTAGTGATAAAGATAAAAATTATCGAGTAGGATTTATTGCGGATGATACGAACCCTATTTTATCTGGAGAGGATAGAGATAAGTTTGACATCAACAATACTATCGGAGTCCTGCTCAAAGCCTTACAGGAACAGGATACGAAAATTCGTAAACTGGAACGTGAGATAAAAAAGCGCTGATTTAACAGCTAATTTAGTATTTGTAACACCTTAGAGGGAAACATGGCAAAAGATATAATAAAAACAAGGAAAGCGATAGACAAATACAGAAAAAACCATGAGAAGTTGGAGCATGCCCACGGGAAAGCACCCGACCATTCTTCAATTTATACTGCGCTGAAGGGGAAATTAGATGAAGGGACGTTTGACCTTGATGAGTTTTTTGTTGCGAGCGAGCTTATGAATATACAGAATCTCGGCTTTGCGGATAAGGCAGACTTTGAAAGCAGGGCTACCCAAGCGGATAGAGCTGCGTTAGCGGCAATGTGGAGATAAAATGGCGACTTTAACACTCAGACCAAACGGAAATCATTCTATTGGATTACCAAGTTACGGTGGGTCTGCAACGCATTATCTTAATGTGGATGAGGTTGTTGCAGACGATTATGGTACATATAATTACGTGAAAGGGGTATCAGGAACATATACCGATACCTATGAATTTGAGAATCATGGTGCTGTTGAGGGTGTAGTAACGGATGTTACCGTTTATGCCCGTATGCTGACAGTAGAACAAACACAGTCGTCTATTTATATAAATATCAATGGTACCACCTACTTAAAGTCTATGGGGCACAGCACTTGGGTAACTCATTCTCAAAGTGTTGGTGTATTGACTTGGACACAAATTGATTCATTATATGCGGGAATGACGGTCACCACTACCGGCACTAGGGGTGTTATAACTCAGATATATGTAGTGGTAACTTACAGCCCGCCTATAGGGACAATCGAGACCACTTATAAGGTTGGGGGTGTACTCTTGAATACTATCCTAAAACGTAGGTGTACCGCCGCAATCGCTAATACTGGATATGAAGCTGTTGGAGTAGATTTAGCTCAATGCTATGAGAAACTGGCATCTGGAAGTGCGACTGCCGCAACTGGTTATAAAAAAGCTGGTGCAGACCTTAATACATTATTTTGTGCGAAGTGAATGATACTTTTTTAAGCTCTCCCCCGGAGGAATAGCATGGAATATATAAACCCAACAACCGGTAAGCCATACGAGTTTACCCTTGACAATGTAACTCCGTATCAGGCAACGGAAACATTCACACCACCGACAGCCCCGGTACTAACCTCACAATTTACTCAGACGGAGCCGCCCCCCGCTACAGGCTACGCAGCACCGACATATTCCCCGTCAAAAGATGCGACCGTTGAGGGCCGTATGGGGGGGTTACTGAGCAAGGGTAGTCCCTATATGACGGCTGCAAGAACAACCGGAATACAGTCCGCCAATGCGAGAGGGTTGTTAAATACTTCATTGGCTGGTGAAGCCTCACAAAAGGCGGCGATTGAATCCGCACTTCCGATAGCACAACAGGACGCTTCGACATACGCAACGGCAGGGCAAACGGGATATGAGGGTGAGATTGCGGGTGGATTAGCAACGCAAAAATATGGGAATGATGCGTCACTTGTTGGTGTTCAGGGTGCTACCAGCGCAAAACTTTCCGCACAGGAGGCAACACAAAATGCTACGCAGACAGCGTATGAGGCAGCCATAAGCTCTGGTCTTTCAGAACAGGAAGCAAAGCAACAGGCCGCATTAACGGGTTATCAAGCTGGCCTTCAGTCTGGATTGTCCGAACAGGAATCTGTCCAGAATCTCATTCAGACTGGTTATCAAGCTGAATTGGGGGCTGCACTCTCAGCACAGGAAGCAAAGCAACAGGAAGAACTGGTTGCTATTCAGGCCGAAGCGAGTTCAAAACTTTCAGCGCAGGAAGCGGCTCAGACTAAAATGCAAAGTGCCTATGATGCGGCAGTGGCTTCCGGCCTTTCGGAACAAGAGGCCAAACAAACATCTATTCTAACGGGGTATCAAGCTCAACTTCAATCAGGGTTATCTGCACAGGAAGCGGCTCAGAGTCTCGGTCTCGCCGGATTTGAGGGCGAACTGGCTGCTGCATTGTCGGAACAGGAAGCGGCCCAGAATAAGGTTTTGGAAGGAATGAAACAGGAATGGGCGAATTACAGGTATGACCTTGAAGCTGAAACGGATCGAGTTGTAGCCGCAATGAACCTGTCGTCTGCCGAGACCACTTCACTCGGTAGCTCTATTTCAAGTATGGGTGAGCAGTTTATGGCTCAGTTGACCGCAATTCAGACAAACCCCAACCTGACAGAAGAGGCTAAAACAGAGGCTATTAGAATATTATATGAAACGTATAGAACAAATATGGGAACAACGACTTCCGTTTACGGAACTTCGGTAACATGGGATGAAATATCACTTAGCCCAGTGAAGACTGAAGAGAAAAAGAAGTCTGATAAAGAGAATAAGGCAGACGATGTTCTGACGGAGTTGGGGATGAAAAAAAGCAAATACGAGGGGAAGGTTGTAACCCAAGGGTAAGGGAAATATGGTTTTTAGAAGCGAAAGCATAGAAGATATATCGAAAATAATAAACCATCCGAAGGTGTTTGAATGGCTTGGTGATGATCTATCCGTGTATCCGTTTGTGCCGGTGCTGAACAACACGACCCTGTACGTGATGAACGAAGAAAAGACAGGTTTAATTATAATGGAACCTCTCAATGGAGTGACCTGTCAAATTCACACAGCGGTATTACCGGAACTTTGGGGTCGGGCGGATAAGTTTGTAAAGGAAGTAATCGCATGGTGTTTCATCAACACACTCTACCAAAAAGCGATTACCTATATACCCGACTATAACAGGCCAGCGATTCAACTTGCCAAAAGGGTCGGAATGGAAAAGGAGGGGCGAATCAGAAAATCCTTCCTGAAGAAATGGAAACTCAGGAATCAATTTATATACGGACTGACGAAGAAAAAGTTTAAGGAGGATATATCATGCCAGTAGCGGCAGGAGCAGTAATAGCGGCAGCGTTGGGAACGAGCGTAGCAGTCACCACTGCGGTAGTGACTGGTATCATGGTGGGTGCGGTAATAGGTGCTGCGACTACTCTGGTACGTGGCGGTGATCTTGGTGATGTTTTTAAGGGTGCATTGATTGGTGGAGCGATAGGAGGGATATCAGCCGGTGTCGGCGCAAGTCTTTCCGGCGCGGC